TAGGTTTAAATCCAAATTTAGGAGCGACCCGATTCCAACCTGATCGCCACGATTCAAAAGTAACATATCTGCTACCGCCAGCTTTGGCAATTTCGGAAACGCACTTAACTGCGCTTTCAAAATGACCAACACTATTTGCCCACCCACACCAGCAATGCAACGCATCGCCTTTTGGTTCTAATACTACAAATCCTACCGCCTGATCGTCTACTGAGAACACCCACAACATAGTCCTGCCATTCATGCAGTCAGCGTACACATCCTCTGGAATCCAACTTTCTGGTGACTTCCTGAGTATTTCCTCTAATCCTGGTCTAACAAACGCCCACCAACTGCGTAGTTCTTGTGGATTAACGAGCGTTTTTTGCATACCAAAATTTTAACGAATTATCCAACTAAAATATAGCCGTATGTTTTATCTGCTGTATTGTTGGAAAAATGCGTAATTGTGGCTGATCCTTGAGTCTGTGCGCTGACATAAACATTACTAATACTGCCACCTGTTATGGCTTGCATAGTCGCAATAATAGATGGAGTTGCTGGTCTTGTAGGGCTAGATTGGGCTGCGGCTTGCTCTATACGAACAAGTATGTTTTCTGCTCTCCATACAATTTCTACATAATCGTTTGCTGCTAGTTCTACAAAAAAGTTTAATGCCGCTATTGTATGCCCAAAAATACTGGCGCTTTTACGGGCTGGCACAGTAAATTGACTATTTGAATTAGCTATATTTGTGCCATTCTTTCTAAACCATATGTCAACCGTATGCTGTGCATTGTCTTGATTTTCTAGCTGTGCGCTGAACTGCAAGTTATATATACCAGCATTTCTAACATTTAATCTACTGCTGTTAGACAGATAAACCCCATTGGAATAGTCTGTCGTATTAAAAGTCATTGGATAAGCGGTTGTCGTGTTTGCTGCCGCTTGGTCGGTAGAATCTTGAAACGCACCATACGGAATAGAGTCCGAGAAAGCCGCAGCAGAATAAGGCACTAATACAATCTTGGTATCACGGCTTATACGCTCATCAAACAGCGTAGTCGTTGTCGCATTTCCTGTTGCTAATGTAACAAGCCCCGTATTATTGGTCTTGCCGTTCATTATCTGACGGGTAATCTCGGCTACATTTCGAGGATCAGAACCAAATTGGGGTAATGTACGAAACATTAGCGATTACCTTGCGTTGCAATATCTACATCAACGGCTAGGGCGAAGTTCCACAATCCACTAGGAATTGTTTGGATTCGATGGTATCTGCCAGCCGAGCGCAGTCCAATGCGGTTCTCAGCGTCAGCCGCTACTGCGCTACTAAAGTTGTTTGCGTCATCCAAATTAACCCTAGATGCAATAGCTATACTTCCAGAGCCGCCATCAATAATGGGTCTACCTAGGGTTACTACTGATCTGCCATTAGGCACTCCAAAATCACCCGTAATAAGAGATGCCGTCTTTCTTGCGCCAGTAAACGAGATTGCTCGGTTTGCTGATACGCCAGCCAAAAGCAATGCACCGCCAGCCCATTGGCGAGAGTCTAAGCTAACACCTAATGAGTCTAATGTGCCGTACAGATCAAGCGACTCCAAAGCTGTTGATGGTGTATATACATTGTTTATATAGTTTGCAGTTGTTTGTGCGTAAGACCACTTGCCTAGCGTTAAGTTATAAATTAACTGCTTTTTCTGTGCAAAGCTATCTGTGTAATTCCAAATAACCAGCTTTTTAAGCGGGTCTACGGCAACTGACATTTCATCTAGCTTATTAAGGTTGACATCAGCAAAGAAGAACTTGTCTACTTTTTCTGTGCCGATTGGCTTAACGGATTGACCATCGCAACTATAAAATCCATCATCAGACAGGAAGTAAGTTACGGATGCGTATTGACCTACAGAGTTAGGGGTAATACAGCCTAAACCCCTAGCAATTGTGTCAAACTGAAAGAAGAACGGAGAGCCAATATAGCTCATCCGCACGATAGAACGCTCAGTCAATACCAATCCAAACTCGCCGCCCGTGATCCCCATTACATCGCCACCGTCAGCAATATCTTGCGTATCAGACTGGCTTCCTGCGCCTGATGTCCAATCGGTTTCATCGTTAATGTCAGACCAATACACTCGGTTGGGGTATGTGCTTGTGCCAGCAGCTACAACAAAGTCACGCACTACCGTTACATATCGAGCCGTAGGAGCAGCAGCAGCTAGGTCTGCAAATGCAGTAGATGTACCTAAAGTCCATCCTTGTAACTTTGCTTGACCATTAGCGGCAATAACAACATCACCAAACTGGGTAAAGTAAGTGCGCTCGTTAATGGCTGTTGAGTAACCGCCTGATTTAGACACATCATCTAAATCGGTATCGGCAGCATTAAACTTAAACAGCTTAGTTCTGCCAGAACAAAACAAAGACGATACAGCGTTCTTTTTGGCAGCAAAAATGTTGTTTAGGTTTTCGCTTGCAGCATTAGACAGATTGGTTTCAGACGGTAAAGCAGAATATCCGTTAGCTACTGGATATACATTTTTAGCCTCTGTCATCACACCAGCAACGCCAGGCTGGTCTGGTAGCCATTCTGTAAAGTTTACCCTTGTAGTTGCCATTGATTATTTCCCGTATTCTGTTCTGTCCATGTATTAGAGTCAGCGTTTACTGTTGTCCATGTGTCTGATCCAGCCGTTTGTACTGTCCAATCACTTGTACCTGCCGATTCTACTGTCCATGTATCATCTTCTGCTGGGTCAATCGACCATTCTTGACCAAACTTAAACCCGTTTGCAGCTACTAAAGCGCTACCGCTAATCTCGATATAAGCACCAGCAATTAACCTACCTTGCGCTGCAACATTAGCATTAGCCTCAATCTCAGCAAAGCCTTGGTACTGCATACCGCCAAGACCTTCCATTGATCCTGTGCCAGTTACCTGTGCATTAGCCAAAGCAACACGGATAGAATCGCCTGTAAAGGTCGCTGTGCCGTTTATTTCACAATCGGCATACCTAACCCTTACTGAGTCGCTAGAAAGGCTTGCAGAGCCGTTAATATCGGCTGATGTACTGCGGATTGCGTAGCCGTCAGTAGCTAAATTAGCTGATCCAACTATCTCAGCGTTGCCGATAAGATTGCGGATAGCGTCTACATTTACGCTTGCTGTGCCTGTAATGTCGGCACTTGTGCTTCTGATTGCATAACCTAGGGTTTCTACTAATGCTGTGCCTGTTATGTCTGCACTAGCAAAAGCGGTGCGTGATCCGTTTGCATCAACTTGTGCCGTACCAGTTATTTCTGCTTCGGCAATAGCGGTTCGTAAGGCTACTGCTTCTACTTGCGCAGTTCCGTTTACTTCTTGATATGCAAAATTAACACACGCTGCGCTTACCCATAAATCCGAGTCAAGCGAGATTGCTAGGCTATCTAAACTGCCAAAGTTGTCTAACTGCTCTAATGTCCAAGGACCACATACCTTTTCATCATAGAAGGTATTGTCTAGCGAATAAGGGACATTCTCAATAGAGCCATAGACATCTAACTGCTCTAGGCTTAAAGGCATTAGTCAAGTGTGCAGGTAAGAGCGCCAGCAGTAATCTTAAACTGATCGCCTGTACCAATAGCTTTAGACGAGTTCAGAATCGTATGGAATAACAGGTTGCCAGAGGTTACATTGTCATGCAGACCGATATGGCTGATTGTTCCCCAGTTATTTGTAGCTTGGGCAAAGGTTACATCGGCGCTATTGGTGCAAACGCCGTTAGCTGGCGCATTGAACGATACAGCGATACGAGCGTAAGAGCCGCCAGTACACTCTGTGCCGCTACCAGCGTCAGTAGGATCAGAAGTAAACAAGCCTACGAAACAGGTCGTAGGGCTGGTGTAGGTAGTGTTACGGAGAACTGCGTTTAAGAGTGCGTTCTCTAGGTAATTGCTAAATTCAGACATTTAATGCTCCTTTAGGAAACGATCATTCGTAACGGCACTCCAGCGTACTCTGAGCCTTCGTCTGCTACATTTATATTATTGATAGAACGGTCATACAAACTAGCCCAGACTGTTAGACGGGCATCGTTCATAAGGTAAGGCTCGGCTTCTGCTAAAGCGCCATACAGCAAGGCATCAGCACAGTTGGCTAGGAATATATTGCTTGAAACGGTGCTAGACATATAGTCTGGCTTGGCGTAGTAAAGCATCTTTAGCGTGTAAGCAGAATCAGGTACAGGAGCAAGCTGGAACTCGCTTGCCAATACGGTGTAATTTACTGGTACTCCGCTATCTACTGAGCGAGAGTTACGGAAGAAAGACGATGGGGACATATACTCCATCGTAAATACTGGGTTTCCAGATATGTGAATATCTCGAATCTGCAAGAAGTCAGCAGGTAATGAAACGGTTGGATCACCGCTAGTTGTTGGGGCGGTTACTACTTTAAGCATTTGACGGATGCGTAACTCACGGCGCAAGCGATCTTCTGCTAGGCGAATAAAGTCAGGAATCTGATCCGTTAAATCAGAACGCCCTAAATAACTAGCTATTGTTGCTTTGAGTTCTGTGTATGTCGAGAGTCCCATTTTTTATGTCTTTCCACCCAAATGATCGAGTGCCTATATGTCCAATTTGACGGGATGTGTCGTGATCTACATACACATCGTAACCTGTGTCTTGGCACTTAATACAGAAGTGAACATCCTCACCAATGATTGCGCCATGATCGCTCCAAATAACATTAAACCAAGGGCGAGATACTTTTCTAAATACACTAGCCTTGATTACTGTTAATCCAAATCCTACTGCTGTGCATTTCTCGATACCATTATTGTTCAACGAATCAATGTGTATCCAGCTATGTTCATTTTCATCTTTAATTACTAAATGCAATGCCGTAGAGTTGATAGGCTCTCTGCGAGTTGTCGCATTAACACCAACAATATCTACATTGTGCTTGAGCATTTCTTCTAATGTGTCTTTAGGGAATCTCATATCAGAGTCCACCCACATTAGGTAGTCTGCGCCCCAAGCTAGGGCTTCTTCTGCTAATTTCTCACGCTGCGTAAAGATCAAAGTACCCGTCATTTGCAGTAAATGAATGTCTACTTTTCCTCGTAACGCCTCGTATTGCACTAATTTAGCTAGGTCAAAGCAAAAGCCTGACATCAGTTCATCCCTACATGGGACACATATTGCTACTTTAGTTTTCTTTTTCATACCCTGCCTGGTCTTGTTCTGAAGAAACGGTTATCGGGGTCATTTAGAAACTTCCTAAATTCCTTCTCGTTTATTACGGCAAAGCCACGCATGATTCCCTTGCGGTTAAGGGAGTCAATAATCGTAAATGGCAAACTAGCAATCTTGGTAAGATCGCCCCATTTATCATGCACAGAGCCAGCGTTATATAACGCCTTGTTCTGTTCTACAATATCGGTCACATCTTGGCTTGTTCTAATGATTAAGCCACCTTCACCGTCATCTTCCGCTACCGACATCTTTAGCGCAGATTGGTCTGATTGCAATAGTCTTTTCAAAGGACACCTATAGAAATAGAGGCGAGTTTCCCCGCCCCTATTCTACATCAATTACAGCGCAAAGTTCAAGTCTGCTGCGATACCATGAGCAGCTTC